CTGCTTGCCTGTCGTTTTTCAACCTATCCATGTAACCTTTATACACGTCAAATGCTACTTTCTTTGGCATCTGTATTTCTACAATCCATATAGGCTTGTGATCTAGCTTGCCCTTTTTTGTACCAGGCCTTATATCTGATTCATTTTTAATTTTTCTAGGTTCAATAATATGTGTTTTTTTATACGCAACTTTACATCCTAATTCTAGCAATCTTTTCCCTGCAACAGGATTAGGCATTTTTTCTTCTGGCCACATAAAACCTGCGGTTATCCAGTGACGATCAACACTAGGCCCGTAAGCTAGCTCGCCGTCGATCCAATTTTCGTAAACGTATGTGTCTAGCTCATCTAAAACACGTTCAAAGTCTTTTAACACCGCAAGACTACTGTTATTTTCGTACAAATCTTGTATGTTTTTAATTACATCTAAAATGTCATGCATTTTGCAATCCTAGAAATTACTACACTTATTTAGCCCATATAAATTCATATGTAATCACTTTATTTTTTTGATTATTTTGTAAATAATAGTGTAGGACCTCTGTAGTAATCGGGCGGTCACTACAAGTCCTGCTTTTTAAGTAGGAGCAAACTTAGATGAGCAAAAGAGTGAAAAAACGCTTTACATCAGAAGTTAACATAATTGATTTTCAACCATATCTTCCAGCGAAGAAACATCGCGTCGTAACAAACGCACGTAATCCCAACCAAAAACTTTATTTGCAAAAATTGCAGGACGAGAGCAAAAATATCATTATTGCTATCGGGCCAGCAGGCACGGGCAAAACTATGTTAGCGGTCCAACACGGTATTAAAATGTTTCAAGATGGTTTAGTTGATAAGATAATTGTGACAAGACCCGCCGTTTCCGTAGATGAAGATTTAGGGTTTCTGCCAGGCGACTTAAATGAAAAGATGGCGCCGTGGACCCGCCCTATATTTGATGTATTTTCAGAATATTATCAACAAAAAGATATTGCTAAAATGCTGGAGGAAGGAGTTATCGAAATAAGTCCATTGGCCTATATGCGCGGCCGAACATTTAAAAACGCATATATTGTGGCTGACGAATGTCAGAACACTACAGTAAATCAAATGAAGATGCTACTAACACGCTTAGGAGAAGGATCTAAGATGGTAGTGACAGGCGATTTAGCACAGGCAGACAGATTAAATGATAACGGTTTGATAGATTTTTGTAACCTACTTGAATCGAAAGATAAATTAACGTATATTGATATTGTGCGTTTCGACCACAAAGACATTGAACGCCATAATGCCGTAAAGGAGGTGTTAACGGTTTATGGAGACTAATATAATGTCGTAAAAAAGGGCTCTTAGGAGCCCTTTTCTATTTGCATAACTGTTATCCCTGACTTTTCCAAAAACGAGACGCCACTGGTATCCCTATAAGCGTTCCTGTATAGAACAATGTTAATACCACTTTGGTAGATAAGTTTGGCACAGTCCAAACATGGAGCATGGGTAATAAACATAGTAGCACCCATACCAGACTCGTTAGACCTAGCAAGTTTCGCAATGGCGTTAGTTTCTGCATGTAGTACCTCTGGTTTAGTTTTTAAAGTAATATGGAACCCATCTTCTTCATAGATCTGATCTTCACAATCGTTATCCCAACCCGCAGGCATACCGTTATAGCCAATTGAAATGATTCTATCATCTTTTACAACAATAGCACCTACATGAAGTCTACGTGCTGAACTTAATTGTGCAAACCGTTCAGCAACATCCATGTAGGCATTTATAAATTTTTCCTTCATAGGTGTGCTAGTCTAATCAATGTTGCGGCTAGATTAATTTCTGGATCGATCACAAGCGTGTGGTCTACAAGACCTTGTTTGATAATAAGAATAGCTTTATCTTGTGTAGCCTCATCACCAAAAATAGAAATATTATCATATAGCCAACGATATATATCCTCCATTTCTTCAGGTCTAGCCTGGCCACATACTAATTTACGTGCTTCTTGAATTTTTCCAGCTTTAAATAGTTCAACCATTTCTAGCTTATAGTCGGATTCGCCTGCATCTCCTTTTTCAGGACTATGCAATTTACCCTCCAAACTGTTCATTTGGACCATATTGATACATTTACGCAAGTCTGGATATGTGGCGCGAACAAATGTATCTAATGTATCTAAATCAAATTCTATTCCTTCGTCGACAAGTATAGTAGCAACGCGAGCAGTGAACTCTGTATTATCAACCCGTTCAATATGAAAACCTTGACATCTAGAGTGCAGGGCAGGAATAATTCTATTAGGATAGTTACAAGTAAGGATAAACCGAGCAGTGGTATGGTATTCCTCCATAACTCCACGCAAAGCTGCTTGAGCGTTTGGAGACAAATAATCAGCTTCATCTAATAGTACTACCTTAAAATCTCCAAATGGAATCATTTGGACAAAATTAACAATTTTATCACGGACATCCTCAACCGAGTTAGTACGCGAAGCATTAATTTCTAATATATCTAATCCGTCGATGCCTAGCTCATTTAATAAAATTTTAGCTAGGGTGGTTTTGCCAATACCGGCATTGCCGCTAAACAGTAAATGAGGAATAGTACCCTCTTTAACCCATCGTTCGACTTGTTCTTTTTGATGATTGTCTCTAAACACATAACCGTCTATTGTTTTAGGACGATGTTTTTCTACCCATAGTTCTTTCATATCATTTCCTTTAGTGTATTATAAAGGAGAGAACGGGCCTAGTCAATAGTCCCGTTACTCAAATATTATCTAGCAAACATGTCTGGGGTAAATGTTTGGCCTTGATTTCTAGTATGCGATCCGTAAGTGTTATCTCCGGGGTCTTCATCGCTAACCATGAGTATTGCATTTGTATCGATTCTTCTAATTATGATCTCGTCACCGTTTTCATCCTGAACTTTTATACCTCGAGTCCATCGCCCGTGTTCAATTAGCAACCAGTCACCTACTTGTACTTCGGTCTGTTCAGGGCCTACTGCCCATACCTGACACCATCTGTGTCTAACACCTTCGGTTTTACCGTCATCGCTGGGCAAGATTATTCCACCTAATGTTTTTCGCTCGTCAAAATTCATTTTCCAAGTTAATACATTATCTCTAATAGGTACAATTTTACCTGTTATAGTTTGACTATACCCGTGAAATCCAACACCCTTGCTCATTCATTGCCCTCCGGGTCTTGGTCTTTGATGCTTTTTCTAGAATTAATTTGATTTGGTACTGAATTTTGTGCAGCCTCTGCTACAACTTCTTCATGTTTTTTAATAATTGTTCCACCTGGCCCTAATAAATCACCTCTAGCATTGACTCGAACATTGCCTACTGCTACAGCCATTTCGTTTTGATTTATTAGTTTATTCATATCTACAACTCGTCCTCTCATTGTTTTTTGAATAGTCATAATAATCTCCTTTTATTGTTATTTTACTTATCTTAGAAATTCATGCCAGTCTAAATTATATTTGATAGGGTTTATGCTGTGTACTCCAATTATGTACAATATATAACTGGCTACGCTAGATCCACGCCCTACACCCCAAACTACGCCTTCTTTTTTGCAGGTATCTACAAAATATTTGAGCCAACGTAGTAAGTCAAGCATATTTCTTGCTTTAAACGCTTCTAGTTCTTCCATAAGTCGTTCATAATTTGCTTTATCGCTATGTTGAACTAACCAGTGCTCAATATCCATAGTCTTATATTCGCTAGGCATATTCCATTGCTCTTGCCACGCTTTATCGAAAGTTTCAACAGATAATGTTGGGCTGTCAATTGGTTCAAAGAACCTGCATCCAGTAGCGCCTTCTAATTGAAGAATTTCAAAGTTACGTTCTTCAAAGAACAGTACGTCATCAGGATTTATTTGATAGCCATTATATAATGCATCAAATAAATCCTTTTCTTCGAAAATTGGATTTGAATATTTGTCTAATCGCATTAAACTATTTTAGTTTATATTGATTAATTTGTCAAGATTTTTCTTTTGAGATTCTAAAGCCTTTGCCCAAGCTTCTTGCTGTCTTTTGGATAGTTCTTCTCTATACACTTCTAATATACTGGCAATTTGCTGTTTTAATTCGGGATTAACCGTCATAAAAAACTTTTTGGTTAGATCGCTAATTTTTGCATCAAGGTCAGCATCTTTAAACTGACTCAAATCTCCAACTAATGGATGCATTAGAATTCACCATACCAACGTAAAAATACAGTAGCACCACCATCTATTGATGAAGCTTCTATTACATTTACATTATCTGCTGTATTAGAAGTTAATAAAGCTGTTGCTTGTAAACCACTACCACCACCGCCTGTAGTTCCAATAGTAGGAGCTACATTAGTATATCCGTCTCCCGGATTCGTAACAGTGATAGTGTTAATTCCAGAAGTTACTGTTAAGCGACAACCTGTTCCGGTGCCTGATATTGCCTGGAAGGTTCTTGCACCGCTAACAGGTGTTGATTGATTACCACCACTTGTTAACGATATAGCAGTAATAACGCCGCCAGATACTGTGCTAACTGTTGCAATAATATCTGATGATACTGTACAAACAAGTATATCACCTTGAGCAAATCCAGTTCCGCCGCTTCCGCCTGTTAAACTTAGGCTAACGGCTTTATATGTTGCTGTAGCAGTGGGTGTAGTACCACCAGTTTGAGGACTGCCGCCACTAAATGTGATTGTAGTAGGGCTTGTAAAACCAGTACCCGGATTAGTTACACTTATAGATTTTACATTTTCCCCGCCTACTGTAAATCCGGGTAAACTTGTTACTGGATTAGTTGGAAAATTACTAGCATAATAAATTGACCCTGCATTGGCGGTTGCAAAAGTAGGATAAAATACTCCCAATTGGTTACTACTAATATGAACTCTAACCATACCCATCACACCTACAGCAGGCCAATTAGTAAAAGTTAAGGTTACGTTTGCGGCTAAAACAACTTTTTGAACCGGACCGTTAGTTAAATCGATATTAATACCAACTGATGTTCCGCTATTATTTGTAGCAGCGTAATATTTAGGATAAAAAGTTTTATAATTACCGTCGGTAATAGAGCTACCATTTAAACTATTAGTAACGGTATTTGAACTAGTAGCTAAATCAGCAGATAATAAAACATTGTTTTGTAAAGCTGTAATTTCTGTATAGGCAGTTGCTAGTCCTGCTTGTATAGCAGCAAAATTATCTCTAAATCCTTGACTGTTATTGTCTACCCCTGCTACAGGGTATTGTGTGTTAATTGTTGCATAGTTAATTGCACTGGTCATATTGTAATCCTATCGTTCCTAAATATTAGATATTTATCGTGATTGTAACCCTGGACAGAATCAATTGTATATCTGTCTACAGTATAATCTAATTTTTTAAAGTCAAAACCGCTATATTTTATGTTTAAAAGGATATCAGCACCTGTTCCTGCTTTGCAAAAACATAAAACTACAGCTGGAACATAACCTAATTCGTTTTTTTCGCCGGTTTGAATTGTTCTCATCCATAACGGGAGATAATTTCTTTCAGATTCTAAGGTAGTTGTATCTAATTTTTTAATTGATTTAATACGATCACGCCATATTGATATACTGCTTGGAAAATATGTGTTGGTATTAGGATCGCTTACATCGTACCCTTGACTATCCACGGTTAAAGTTTGGATAGTATCTGCTGTTATTTTTTGGCTTGTTTGGCTTGTAAAATGTATTTTGTTTGGCAAGTATTTTTTGTTAGCTTCTAACGGGTCTATCATTTCAATATAAACAACTTCATAAACTGTTTTGTTTGTATTTTTATCTACTGCTATTGCTAATTTTACATCTCCAAATGTAAATTTTTTCTTTTTATGATTTAATCCTATAGCAGAAATATATGCTGCTGCTTCTGTAGTTTCAATGCCCGCATACACAAGCATTTTAAGTTTAGATTGTATACCAAATTGTGAATTATTAGGTCTATATATGCTCGAAGGGGTGAATATTTTAGAATCGTTAATAAAATCATTCCATGTTTGTCTTTTACCTAACGCCATATATGGTTGAATAATTATGTTACTATAGTTTACCGTATTTGGTGTACTTACTGTTATAAAAAATTCTCTAGAAAGATTACTGTAGTTATATTGGTCACTTGCTGTAACTGTAAAACGATAAACAGTATCTATGCTAGTTGTGTTGTTATCAAATGATAAACCGCCAGTATCGAATCTTGTTATACCTAATAGATTAGTTATTGGATTATAATATTGATTTATTTTACCAATAATTTCGCCATCGCTAGTAAGTTCTAATCCCGGAGGTAGCATACCGTCTGTTAAAGAATATGAAACAACTGCATTTGGAATATTACTAACAGCCACAACATTTAATACCGAAGGATATTCAGCCTCTACAATTCCTAAATCTGGGTCAGTTGCCCACAATATTTGACTAGTAACATTTCCTAAAACAGTTAAACTAAATGTCTTTGAACTGCTAACAGTTTCTATTACTTTGCCGCCTTTAACCCCAAACCTAACTGCTGAAATAGTAAAGTTATAAGACTTAGTTATAGCAGGTTGGTAAGGAATAATACCATATATTTCGCCCGTATTAATATCAAATTTTGTACCCGTAGGTAAAATACTTAATGTTCCAATAAAAAATCTTGCTTCGTCTGGTATTGCGAGCAATAAAGGAGTAGAGATTACCAATCGATATTGATTATCACCTAATTCATAAACATTTGAAATTTGATATAGTTGGCTAGTGGCATTAGGTACATGATTATATAAAGTAAAATAATACCCAACTTCTGGTTTTATACTTGATGTTATTGTTACAAATGTTCCTAATTGAACATTATCGGCGGTAGTTATAGCAAAGCTCTGAGCACTTATTTCATTGTTAACAGGACTTAGACTGAATTCTGCATTTCTATTATCATAGATTGCAATAGGTAAAGTTATGTAGTTATCTGCTCTAACTATTCCTAAATTGCTTTTACTAGCCCAAACAGGGCTTCTTAAAAATGTAGAATCAGCTGTAAATACTCCTGCAAAACCATCTCTAGTTAAACTATCTGCTCTAAATTGGTCGTCGCCTAGTACCAAAATTCTAAAAACTCTTTGAGCAAAATTTGTACCGTCTGTTACAGTTACTTTAAATTGATAATTTAAATTTAGGCTATAAGGTTGAATAACACCGGAAGCATAGTCAAAAAATACATCGTCGTACGAATATGTATCAAATCCATCGGATATTACGGTATTAAAATCAAAAGCAACATTATCATAAAACCCAGAGTCATAATTGCCACTGCCATCTACGCTTGTATTCAAATATACCGGTTTAATGAATCCACTTAATTTACCACTAGACGAAAGTGTAACCCCAGGAGGCAAATTTCCGTCTCCAGGGGCAATAAAATATGACAATCTTTCTATATTACTTTCAAATGCAAATGCTTCTATTTGATATTCAATATAACTGTCATCTAATGCATAAAATTGTTTATAAGGACCAACCGCTAATAAACCAGAAGGTGTTATATAAGTGGGTGGTGTAGCACCGTTAACTGTTAATTTAAATGTTCGATCGGGAATTTGATAACCAGATTTTGTTGCTCGTACACAAAAATTATAATTTACATTATTTGTAGTTAAAAAAGGAGCACCTACTAACCTATTGCCTTTTAAAAAAACCCCACCTGGAAGGCTTCCTGATATAATGGAATATGAAACGCCTGCGTCATTTGTTACAGGTAATTTTATACCCTCAATGGGATCGTTTAAGGTCTTTAAAGAAACTTGTTCTTCAAAGGTTCCAAAAGAATAACCAGAAAGTTCTGTCCATATATTAAGTTTTGTAGTCATGTAAATTATATAGAACCAAAATCATATGTATTTGCAGGATAATTTAAAATAAATTTAAAATCTAGAGTATATCCTCCGGGAATAGCATTGTTTCCAGTTGGGTCTGGAATTGTACCTAAATCTAAATTCAATGAATTAGTTTGTAAAGCTATTGAAAGTAACGCATTAAGCATAGTGACATCAATACCAAAAATTGTAGTTTGAATGTCACCGCCTTCTACATGAAAATTTTGTAAGTTTAAATTACCGCCTAATCTAGGATTTAAGTCTGATTGTAGTTGGAAAGCCGCCACCAGATCTACTGTAGTAGGGTTTGGTGTTATTGTTATGCTATTATTTGTGCTAGTTAAACTTTTAAAACCTAATGTAGTACCGTTTTTATTTTTAAAAAGTCCTACACCAGACCCTAGATTTTCTGCAGAACCGACATTAATTTCAACATTTAACTCTTGAAAATTAGCGTTAACTTTTTGAAATGCTGTGCGTAGATCGTCACCTGTTCCGTCGTTTGGATAGGTTCCTATTTGAATTGTTTGTATAGACATAATACGCCCTCTTTTGTATATTTAGCTGGTTTTAACTTTTGCTAATTTGAGTGCTTGTAATATGCGTATATAAAACCAACCTATGTCAAATTCCCAAGATTTTCTGCTTAGTTTAGGGTTAGCAGGATCTAGGTGGTGATTGTTGTGTAGTTCCTCACCACCTACAATAATGCCTATAGGGCTAATGTTACGACTAAAATCTTTAGTTTCACCATTGCGATACCCCCACCAATGTCCTACCCCGTTAATCATACCTGCAGCCCAGAAAGGAATCCAAATCATCTGTACACCCCAGATTAACAATCCCCAAGGTCCAAATAACGATAAGTCTATGATTAACATTAGGAGAATACCTAAGCGGGTATATGGAGTGTATAGTTTGCGTTCAATCCAGTCTTTAGGAGTGCCCATGCCGTACTTCATCACAAAGTCAGCATCCTTGCCGGCCTTGTTATACAAGTACCAACCTGTGGTCATCACAGTTTTAATCCCAAACACATGAGGACTGTGCGGATCACCTTCTACGTCTGTGGTCTGATGATGCTTGCGATGTATGGCCACCCACTGTTTGGTATTCATGCCAGTAGTGAGCCATAACCAGAAACGCATAAAGTGTGTGAGTACTGGATGGAACTCAACACCTCTATGACTTTGACAACGATGTAGATAAAGTGTAACGCACACTATGGTAATGTGCGTTACAATCATCGTGTAGATGAATTCAACCATTACCAAGCACCAAAGCTACCACTGTTGCTCTGACCACGTATGACCCATTGATCGCCTTGATTACCGTCAGTAACTCTGCGGCCTTCTTTGACTTTCATCAATTCAATCCAGTTAGCACCATAGTTGTCACCGTTGATGTACCACATATAGTTGTTGTCATAGTTACCATAACCGTTTATACCATAGATACTACCTTGTTGGTTTGGGCCATCGAGTATTTCAAGATACACGGTATGATTGCTTTTGTTGATAATAGTAAACTTAAAGCCCACTGGTAGTTTCACAAACTCCCAATATGGAATAGAAATATAGTAATCATTGTTTGTGTCATGATCATCAATAA